ATTACCTTTGGTTAAATCACTAGACCAATCGTGATCTTTATTAACTAACCATACATAAGATTTAGTTGTGATTGTTTCATTACCATTAACTTCTTTTAAACACTTCTTACCAAGCATAACTTGTTTGTTTGAACAAGCTACAAGTGTTAAAAAAGCTAGTAAAATCAAGGCTTTTTTCATATTAAACCTCGTCACTTTCACCCATAGGTTTAGTAGGAATAACCATTTTATGTTTTTCCCACAAGGCAACATCACTATTCCAATATACAAAGCACTCTTTAGCTTTTGCTAATTCGTAGCCAAGTTCTTGTGTAGGTTTGCCATCATTTTCAATACGAGCAAGGCAGTTGATAAGTCTTTTTCTTAAAGACCTACGCCACTTTAATTCCCAGCTTGTATCTACTGTTGGTGTGTTGTTTGTCATATATATATACTCCTTTGTTGAGAAGTATATACTAACAAAAAACCCCCAATGTGTCAAGCACAAAGGGGGTTTAATGTTTCCTACGAGGGAGAAATTTGTTAGTAGTTTTCTATTATACTCATCACTTCTTTTTTGAGTTTTCCATTAGGGTCGTTATCAAATGACCACTCATTTTGATTTAAGTTTTTTGCAACAACCTCTACAAGTTCTTCAACACTTTCAGCTAATACTTTGTTGCTACATTGTAGGTGTTCTTTCAATGTTGCTAGTTGTATAATTCTATTATACAAACCATACTTTTCTTTTACTTCTTCAGCTATTTGTATTTGCATTTTTATCTCCTTGTTATTCTTATACTATACCAAATAAAAAACCCCCAGTCAAATCAATGACTGAGGGTTTCACTTGTGTGTTTCCATAGTTTATCCTGCGATTGAAAGTAATATTGATATACTCATAAATACTATCAACCAAGTGTATATAACTGCCATAAGTACCTCTTTCTTCTTTCGTTTATAGGTTGATGTTATCAATACTTAATTTAAGTGTCAAGCTATAACAACATTAACTCTTGCCATATTACAGCTATATATATAACACTACATATAGTTATTAATATGTACATTTTTATATCCATTTTATTTTACCACCTCTACTTTCACTCCGACTTTTCTTAGCCATTGTTTAGCAATTATACCTAGTTCTAATACAAATGTTTGTATTTGCATTGTACTGGCTTTGCTTATTTTTATTTTTATTATTTTACTTGCCATTGTTTTCTTTCTTTTTTCTTACCCTCAATGAAACTCTTATGTAATTGCTCATGTTTCCACAGCTTAATTTCATAGTGTCGTTCCATTATTATTGAAATTATAAAGCCAATAAAACCAACAGCAAATAAAGCTAGACCTACATATAATAATGTGTTCATAGTTTATCCTTTAAGTTTTATTTCTAAATATTTCTCTAACTTCATTAATTTTATCTACATTCAAATTAATATCTTTTTTATTTTTTGATACATAATTGCTATCATTTAAAACAATTACTTCAAAAACTTTCAAAGATTTACTAATAGAATATAGACACTCAAAAATATTACTTAAGTTTTCGTTAAGCTGTTTGAGTTCTTTAGCATTAGTATTATTTTCATCTGCCATTTTATTCTCCTTGTTAGTTTTATTACTTATATTACAACTATTAAGGGTATTAGTCAAATTATTTTGGCTTGTCCCAACCTTACGAAAAGTTTTTAGTGAATTTTAAAAATACAACTTAAAGAGGTATGCAGTTTTTGCATATGTACCTATGGTTGTATGATTAAGGTATGCAATTTTTGCATATATACCTATGGTTGAAAGCTAAAAACAACTTATAATTTAATTTTTTACGAGCCGTAGAAATGTTCCATTAATGTTCTACTTTTAATGTTCTTTAAATGTTCTCATATTATTAAATAAGCTATATTTTAAGGGCTTTTTAACTGATTAAAGTTATTCACAATTTATTTAAAAATAATTGTTATTTCATTTGATAAATAAAAATAGCTGTGATACATTGATTTTACGAGTTTGATTTAGCTTTAGTATAAATTTAAATAAATTACTATGTTATTAAGTAGAGTTTTAATTTAGGAATTAAATTACTTTGTAATAACTTTTTAGCCGTTAGCATTACGGGCAATTATGATTATGAATAATCAAAAAAATATTAAATGTGTTTATAGGTGTAGCTTTTATATAACTATAAAGGGCAACAACTATGACAAAAAAAACAATAATGGACAAAGTTATCGAGAATAAAAAAGAAGAAGAAAAAACTTCATTAATTCAAAATGAATTAAAAAGTTTTTCTAATAACTTAAACCAATCACAAAAAAAACTTGTTAAAGATCAGGAAGAATTGATTTCAATAGCAAGTGATAGTGAGGTTAAAAGTCAAACAACAAACTTAGAGATTGCTTATAATTTCTCTAATAAGATGCGAGATTTTTTACCTCTTAAAAATATGACTACTGACGATATTAGAAATTTTAAAGATGTAGAATTTAACAATGCTCTACTTAAAAAATTTACTAATGTTGTTTTATGTCAAACAATGAATAAGAACTGGGACACGATACAAGCTAATGATGAATATTATTATAATGTATTAAGGCGTGTTGCTGTGTGTGTAGTATTTGATTTAAAATATCAAGTTATTAGACACGTAGATAAAAACGCTTTTAGTGATCCAGTAGGCAGACGACCTAAGCAACTATATATTTCTATGACTATGGTTAACAAAAATGATGACCTAAAAAAGAAATATAATCCTAAAGGCGAACCTTTTAAATATGTTGGTTTTGAAGAATATACTTCAATAGCTAAACAATTTATTTTAGGTGAGTCAGATAACTCTAAGGAATATACGAGTAAGTTAGTTAAACTTCTTAGAGCATTAGACGACTATACAGGTGAGGCAATTAACTTTGATACTATTTCAACTGAAATTAAAAAAGAAGAAATTGAATTAGTTAAGACTTTGTCTTGCAGGTTTATGTCTATGCTGGACAATGATCATCAGTTTAAGACAATAGCTGACATCAAGTTATTTACTGATGATGATAAAGAGGAAAACGGCTTGATTAACTTTCATAAATATTACGATAAGAAAAAATATCAAGCTGTTAGCTTTGTAAATGTTCAAAATAAATTGCCATTGAAAGCAAGTTATGGCGAAGATTTATTGAAACAATTAAAAGCATAATAATAATCTTAAAAGCTACACCTACAAACACATTTATGGCGATAGAGCTCATGAGTGTTATATTATAACATTTAATTTAATACTGGTTAACTACTGGGATATTTCAGGCAAAATTCCCTGATACCCCTGAGGGTTTTGAAAGTAAATCACTTTTTATTTTTAGAAATACCTGAGGGAAACCCTGAAGGACATTGGGACATTACCCAAAAAATCAAAAAATTAACCTATATATAAATAAAAGCTATACCCTATGCCAGTACCAGCCACCCCCTGTGTGTACACACATATAGCATTACCAGAAAATCCCCAAAGTCCTTGTTAACCAACTCTGGGCTATATTTGTGGGTGTTATATTCCGACAATATTCCTAGGAATACCCTAGGGGGTACCATACAAATAGGTACCGTATAGACGTAAGGGACCCTGGGGGTACCTAATAACATTATACACCCCATGTCTAATTTTGTCAACAACAAAATATGTTAACTTTGTCACATCTAAAAATAATACTTGACAAAATTACATACAAGCACTATAATGTTAAGTATATGTTTTATTTAAGAGACACACAAACACACTTAAATCATACACATACAGGGTCATTACAAATAAAACATATAAACTAAAGGAAAAAATTACTATGGCAAAAGAATACGGGCAAACAAACTTAAGCGACTACTCTAAAAACCTTAAAAAGGATCAGGAAAAGAGAAGAGGTACATTAAAAAAAATTTTCTCAGGACCTTTGTTCCCAAAAGGTACGGGTGGAGTGCTTCCTAAGTATGATAAAGCTCAAGAAAAAAAGAAAATAGCATCTTTGGAAGATGCAATGATTGTAAAATCTGCTAAATCTAAAAAATCTAGTGATAAACCTAGCCCAGTTAAGCCAACTAAAACAGCTTCTACTAAAACAAAAGCTAATGGTGATAAAAAACCTAAATCTTTTGCTGAAGCATTTAAAATGGCTAAGGGTCAAAAGACTTTTTCCTTTAAAGGTAAGTCATACGCTAGAGTTACAAAAGAACAAATGGAAAAAGCAGGTCATAAATCACTTAGAGCTTACTTAAATGCACAAAAAACGACCAGAGTTGCTAAAAAATAAAGTAAAGGATCTTCCTTTTGGGGAGATAATGGAATTAATTAATGCAAGACATGGATTCTTCTATAACGAAAACTCAAAAAAGAAACTTGACCGATATGCAGGAAAAGTTTCTAGACGTATTGTTCGCAGAAGCGAAGGGAAATCCAAGAGAAGCAGCACGATTAGCTGGCTATTCGGAAAATAGCTATAGCAAAGTTATAAGAAACTTGAAAAAAGAGATTACAGAATTAGCGGAGAACCATTTATCAACGCACTCTGCTCAAGCGGCTAATAGGTTAATCGCCTTACTAGATGAAGACGGCACTACTCCACAGGCAAGTATTCGTCTAGCAGCCGC